GCAAGCACAGCTGACCGGCAAGACAGCCCGTTCGACGATCCTGTACGACTCGCGAGAAGCGCCACCTGACGTCAACCTGGCCGACGAAGCCGAGCTGATGGCGTCGCTCGCTGCCACCTACGGCGATTCGGTGTGGGTGGACCTTGAGCGGGTGCGTGACGAGGTGTACGACCCTGGCACACCTCCCGCTGAGGCCCGCCGCTTCTACCTGAACCAGATGTCTGTAGCGGACGACGCGTGGCTGATGCCCGTCGAGTGGGACGCCAGGGCGGTTCCCGGCGTGTCCGTGCCTGACGGTGAAGCGATCACGCTCGGTTTCGACGGATCGAAGAGCGACGACCATTCGGCGCTCATCGGTTGCGTTGTCGACACGGATCACCTGTTTGAGATCCAAGTCTGGGAACCAGACGCAACAACCGGCGAGGTCGACCGGCAGGCGATCGACGGCACGGTCCGCAACGCGTTTGAGCGGTATGACGTTGTCGGGTTCTTCTCGGACTTGCATCCGTGGGAGTCGTACGTTGACCGGTGGGCCGAAGACCTCGGCGCCACTCTCTGCGTCAAGTCGTCGGGCAAACACGCGATCGCGTTTGATATGCGGTCACGAACCGCTGAGTTCACTGCCGGCTGCGAAGCCTTGCACGACGCCATCATCGAGGGCGACGTCACCCACTGCGGGTCAGTGATGTTCCGCCGGCACGCTCACAACGCTCGTCGAGCTCCGAACCGGTGGGGCGTGTCGATCCGCAAGGAACACCGCGAGTCGGCACGCAAGATCGACGCGGTCCCCGCTGCGATCCTCGCCAGGATCGCCAGACAGACGTACATGGCGCTGCCCGACAACCGGAAGCGTCGCAAGCGAACGGGGCGCGCCTCGTTCATGTAACCCCACGGAGGTGACTGATGCTGAATGCAGATGAGGCAGCAGTCGCCACCGCAGAACTGTTGGAGATCCGAGCCGCCGAATCAGGGCCGCTCGAAATGCTGCGCGACTACTGGCGTGGCAAGCAGCCGCTCCCTGTGATCCCTGTCGGTGTGCCGCTCGAGGTGCGCCAGATGGCAGAGATGTCGCGGGTCAACGTGTGCAAGTTGGTCGTTGACGTGCCGGCCCAGTCCATGTTCGTCGACGGGTTCCGTGACGGCTCCGACGACATGAACGCTCCGACGTGGGCGGTGTGGCAGGCGAACAAGCTTGACGCTAACCAGTCGGCGATCTACCGGGCGGCGTTCGCGTACGGGACGTCCTACTTGAAGGTGGTTCCGGGCGATCCGATGCCGGTGATGCGCGGACTGTCGCCGAGGGCATGTACGGCGGTCTACGACGACGACCCCGACTGGCCTGTGTTCGCGTTGGAGGTCGTCCAGCGGTACGGCAGCGTCGAGTGGCGGCTGTACGACGACGAAGCGATCTACGTGTTGGACAACGACACTGACGCTGCGAAGGCGAGAGGCGTTGAGTATGTGCCGCGTCTGGTGTCGTCGACGCCGCACGGCGCAGGGGTGTGCCCGATCGTCAGGTTCCGCAACGTTGTCGACCTTGACGGCGAAACGATGTCGGAGATCACCCCGATCGTTCCGCTGCAGGACCAGATGGACCACACGACGTTCGATCTGCTGGTCGCCCAGCACTTCGGAGCGTTCCGCCAGCGGTACATCATGGGCTGGCTCGCCGACAGTGAGTCAGAGAAGATCAAGGCATCGGCGTCACGCTTGATTACGTTCGACGACCCAGATGTCAAGGTCGGCGAGTTCGGCCAGACCGACCTGACCGGCTACCTCAAGTCGCGTCAGGCGACGATGGAACAGTTCGGCGTTGTGTCACAGGTGCCGCCGCACAACCTGCTCGGCCAGATGGTCAACCTGTCCGCAGAAGCGCTGGTCGCAGCGGAGGTGGGCCACACACGCAAGATGCTTGAGCGTGAACAGTCGTTCGGTGAATCGGTCGAACAGGCCCACTGGCTCGCCGGCCAGTACATCGGTGTCGAAGTGTCCGACTCAGCGCAGGTCCGCTGGCGCGACACCGAAGCACGCTCGTTCGCTGCGACTGTCGACGGACTCGCGAAGATCGCCCAGTCGCTCAAGGTGCCCGTTCAGGCGCTCTGGGAGCGCATCCCTGATGTCTCCCAGCAGGATGTCGAAGATTGGAAGACGCTTGCCACGTCGACCGACGCACTAGCGGCACTCGACGCCGAACTCGAGCGTCAGGCCACGCCGCCGACCTAATGGCATTCACAGAAGCCGGCGCGCGACTCACGGAAGCGCACCGACTCCGACAGCTACAGCTGCGGGCACTCACCGGAAGAGACCTCGCACGACTGTGGCAGGTCCTTGACCCCGATGACATCAGCGCTACATGGGCACGCGCCGAACCAGGGTTTGTGTCGATCGTCCAAGCACGGCAACCGCTTTCGGCGGGGCTCAGCGGCCGCTACTTCTCTGAGTTCCACGCCGCCGAAGCTGCACAAGGAACGTCAAGCGTTCGGCTCGCTGCCCGTGTCACCGCAGATGACATCGTCCCCAACTTGCGCCTACTCGGTCCCGCAGTGGTCCGCAACGGCGGCACGATGGACGTCGCGTTTTCCAACATCGAAGGCGAGATCGCCCGACAGGTGCTCAACGGCGGCCGATCCACCCTCACGGCGTCGATCGAATCGACCCGGTACTGCCTCGGTTACGTCAGAGTCTCCGACGGCAGCCCGTGTGCGTTCTGCGCCATGTTGATCGGCCGCGGCCCCGTCTACGGCCCTTCCGCATCCCACTTCGACGCCCACCGCAAATGCGGATGCACCGCGGAACCCGTCTACCGGTATGACCAGCCGCTCCCCAACCGCGGCCAAACCGACCGGTACGCAGAGCTGTACGACTCGCTGCCCACCGGCCTCACGTCGGCCGAGGCAAGAGCCGAGTTCAGACGCCGCTACGCGGCGATGAACAACACCTGACCCCCGGAGGGTCACGACGCCCCAGGAGGGCACACCAATGCCAGACGAGCCCATCGACCCACCTGCGCCCGACGCCGAACCCGACTCGCCCCTGGAGGGTGATGACGAACAGTTCGACGCAGAGCGCGCCAAGGCGAAGATCGCCAAGGCAAACAGCGAAGCGGCCGGTCTCCGTAAGCGGATGAAGGACTTGGAAGCTCGAGCGGCGAAGGCCGACGAGTACGAGCAGGCCCAGAAGACCGAGAGCGAGAAGGTCGCCGAGCGGATCGCAGCGGCAGAGAAGGCGGCGACCGAAGCCGAACGGCGGGCGCTGCTTGCCGAGGTTCGCGCCCAGCGTCCCGAGCTCACGCCGACACAGGTGGCACGTCTCAACGGCGACGACATCGACGCCCTGATCGCTGACGCGACCGAGTTGTACGGCGACCCTTCCGAGGAGCCTGCCAGCCCGAAGCGCCGTCCCAGCGAACTTCGACCCGGCGCCGTTCCGAGCGCCGACCCAGAACCAGATTACGACGCGATCGCCAACGCGGTACGTCGCTGGTAACCCCCCGCACGCTCACCGCCACGGTGGCGCACGCGGTCATCACATCGACCACAGGAGGTCACCGTGGCAAATACTTTCCTCAAGCCCACCGTCATCAACCGCATGGCGCTCAAGCTCCTCGAGCGCGAGATCGTCCTGCCCCGCCTGGTGTGGAACTACGCCGACGCCGAGTTCCGCGGTGCCTACAACGACACCGTCACCCTGCGGCTCCCCGCCGTGCTCGCGTCGCGCGAGTACGAGTTCCGCAACACCCGCGGTTCGGACATCGTCGTCGACGACCTGACGGAGACCAGCGTCCCGGTCGTGCTCGACAAGGACATCTACTCCGCGGTGGCGATCACCGATGAGCAGCTGACCCTCGACATCATCGATTTCGCCGAGCAGGTCCTCTCGCCGCAGGTCAAGGCAGTCGCCCGCGGTCTGGAGAACCTGATCGCGACCACGATGAACGCGTCGACCTACGGCACGTCGCTGAACTTCACCGACAGCTCCAACTCGCTCTGGTCGACCCTCGTGTCGGCCCGTCAGGCGCTCAACGACGAGAACGTGCCCCGCGAGGGCCGCATCCTCGTCGTCGGTTCCGACATCGAGACCGAGATGCTGAACGACGACAAGTTCAACCGTGTCGACTCGGCCGGCGATGGCGCCACCACGGCGCTGCGTGAGGCGACGATCAACCGGCTCGCCGGGTTCACGATCGTCGGCTCGCAGGCGATCGACCCGGAGGTCGCGTACGCGTTCCACCCGACGGCGTTCGCGTTCGTGAACGTCGCCCCTGCGGTGCCCGACGGCGTCAACTTCGGCTCCCGTCTCGCTGCCGACGGTCTGGCGATGCGCTGGATCAAGGACTACGAGGCACTGAAGCTGCGTGACCGTTCGGTCGTGTCCAGCTTCGCTGGCTGCTCCTCGGTTGAGGACGACGGCTCGAACAACGTTCGCGCCGTCCGCATCAACTTCCAGGGCGCTTCCTGATGAGCGTGCCATCGCTCGCGACCATCGCCGATCTCACCGCCCGCATGGGCGATGTTGGCGATGTCTCGCGGGCGATGGCACGGCTCGCGGATGCCTCGGCGCTGATCCGCGCCGAGGCATCCCCGGAAGACTGGCTCGACGACGACGGACTGCTCGAAAGCGTGCCGCCGCTCATCGTCACCATCTGTTGCGGTGTCGCGCAACGCGTGCTCGACAACCCTGCAGGTTTGTCTGCCGAATCGCTGGGCACCTACTCGGCGACGATCGCCAACTCGAGCACCGACGTCTATTTGACGAAGGCTGAACGCCGACTTGTCCGCAAGGTCGCCGGCGCTCTCACGATCGGCTCCATCGAGTTCCAGACGCCGTACCGCAAGGAAGACGTCGCCGACATCTACATGACTGTCGCAGACAGCGACGAACAGTTGCCGATGGGTCCGTGGCCGCAACCAGCGGAGTAGCTGTCATCGTCCCGGTGTTGGGACGTCCCCACCACATCGCACCCCTCGTCGAATCGCTCGCTGGCACCCCCGAAGCGCACGTCGTGTTCGGCTGCTCCCCCGGCGACATCGAAGTGATCGCCACCATCAAAGACCTCGGCCACGACATGTTCATCGTCGACGGGCCGAAGCCTGGCGACTACGCCCGAAAGATCAACACCGGCTACCGGCTCACAGACGAACCACACCTGTTCCTCGGCGCCTCAGACATCCGGTTCCATGACGGCTGGTACACCGCAGCGACGGCAGAGATTGAAGGTCGCGTCGGAGTCGTCGGAACCAACGACCTCGGATCACGTCGGGTCATGGCAGGAAACCACTCGACCCACTCTCTCGTCACACGCGAGTACGTCGATGACCTCGGCACCATCGACCGGGCCGGCCAGGTGCTTCACGAGGAGTACCCGCACGAGTTCGTCGACGACGAGTTCGTGCAAACAGCGATGCACCGCAACGCGTTTGCGTTTGCGTTCGATTCGATAGTCGAACATCTCCACCCAGCGTGGGGCAAAGCACCGACCGACGCCCTGTACGAGCAGACCCCGCTGCGGATGCGTCAGGGCCGCAGGATCTATCGACGGAGGCAACACCTGTGGACGTGACCGTCGCTGTCGCCACCTTCGGTGCCGACGAATGGGCCGACCTGGCAGCCGACCGGGCGATCCCATCAGCGAAGGCGCTTGGTGTGCCGGTGGTTCACTGCCACGGGGACACGCTCCACGGGGCACGTAACGGCGCTCTTGACTTGGTCGACACCGAATGGGTGTGCCACTTGGACGCCGACGACGAGCTCGAGCCGGGCTACTTCGATGCGATGGCGGCAGGTACGGCTGACGTGCGTGCGCCATCTGTTCGTTACCTGTACCCGCATCACATCTTCCGTCCGAAAGTCCCCAAGGTGTCAGGCCACGAGCACGACTGCGCCGCAGGCTGTCTCACCGAAGGCAACTGGCTCGTCGTCGGATCCGTCGCCCGTGCCCAGCTGTTGCGCCACGTTGGCGGCTGGCGTGACTTCGACTGGTCCGAAGACTGGGATCTGTGGCTCCGCTGCTACCTCGCTGGCGCGTCGATCGAAGCCGTCCGCTCTGCGATCTACAGGGCGCACGCCCGCCCCGACTCCCGGAACCGTGGAGCGAGCCAGGAAGAGCGTGAGCGGTCGCACCGGGCGATCGCCGAGGCGAACGGGGTGCTGGTGTGATCCTGCTCGTCATGACCGACGGTCGGCTCGACTGCATCGAACAGACCATCGAATCGGCACGCCAGAACCTGGTCGGTCAGGTCACATGCAAGGTGATCCATGACGACACGGGCGACGAAGCTCACCGCGACTACCT